ATGAGCGAGAGCATCGCCCGCGGGGCTTTTTCTAACACGCTGGACGGAGACATCCGTGCACTGACCAACCACGATACCACCCTGGTGCTGGGGCGGACGCTGGCCGGGACGCTGGAACTGCGCGAGGACGAGACCGGGCTTTATGGAGATATCGCCATCAATCCGAACGATAGCGACGCCATGAACACCTGGGCCCGTGTACAGCGCGGCGATGTTACCCAGTGTTCCATCGGCTTTGACATCGTCCGAGAGGAAACCGAAGTCCGCGAGGACGGCTCCACACATTGGAAGATCGTCGAGGTCAAGCTCTACGAAGTTTCCGTCTGTACCTTCCCGGCCTACGAGGAAACCAACATCCAGGCCAGGGCCAAAGAGCGCGACAACATCCGCGCCCGCAAGCTGGACGCCTGGAAAAACGAAATGAAAGCGAGGATACACAATGGCACTTAAGGCTTTGATGCTCAGGAAGAAGATCGACCTGAAAAAGAAGGAGCTGGAAAAGGTTCGCGCCTCCATGAAGGACATGGAAAAGCGCGAGACCGAGCTGGAAGCCGCGGTGGAGGAAGTGAAAACCGAAGAGGAGCAGGCCACCGTCCAGGAATCCGTGGACACCCTGATCGAGGAGAAAGAAAAGCTGGAAGAATCGGCTGCCGAGCTGGACAAGGTGATCAAGGAGCTGGAAGGCGAGCTGGCCGATGAAGAGGCCAAGCAGGACACCGACACCCAGACCGAGGAGGTCACTGAAGAAAGGAGCAAAACCCCCATGAACAAAATTGTCACCCGCGCCGCCGGCGGCTATTCCATGCGCGAGCGCCTGGCCGGCATCGTCACCCGCCAGGAAGTCAAATCCTACCTGACCGGCGTCCGTGAATCCATGGCGCAGAAGCGTGCCCTCACCAACGTGGGCCTCACCATCCCCGAGGTGCTGCTGGGCCTGCTGCGTGAAAATGTCGAAGAGTATTCCAAGCTGTACAAGCACGTCACCGTGCGCAGCATCCGCGGCACCGGCCGCCAGCTGATCATGGGCGCTGTGCCCGAGGCCATCTGGACGGACTGCTGCGCCAACCTGAACGAGCTGTCCCTGGTTTTCAATGACCTGGAGATGGATTGCTTCAAAGTCGGCGGCTTCTTCGCGGTCTGCAACGCCAACCTGGAAGATTCCGATATCGATCTGGCCTCCGAGATCCTCACCGCCGCCGGTCAGGCCCTGGGCCTGGCCCTGGATAAGGCCATCCTGTACGGCCGCAACGCCACCGCCACCATGAAGATGCCCCAGGGCATCGTCAGCCGCCTGGTTCAGACCGAGGCGCCCAGCGGCTATCCCGCCACCGCCCGTACCTGGGCCGATCTGCATACCACCAACATCATCACCATTCCCGCCAGCGCCACCGGCGCGGCGCTGATCAGCGCCATCGTCACGGCCTCCGGCGCGGCCAAGGGCAAGTACAGCCGCGGCGGCAAGGTGTGGGCCATGAATGAGCTGACCTATACCGCCCTGATGGCTGCCACCGTGGCCACCGATGCCAACGGCCGCATCGTCACCGGCGTGGCCGATGTGATGCCCGTGGTGGGCGGCGCCATCGAGGTGCTGGATTTCATCCCGGACAACGTGATCATCGGCGGCTATTTCGACCTGTACATCCTGGCCGAGCGCGCGGGCCAGCAGTTCGCCTCCTCCGAGCATGTGCGCTTCGTGCAGGATCAGACCGTGTTCAAGGCCACCGCCCGCTATGACGGCGCGCCCGCCATCGCGGAGGCCTTCGTGGCCATCGGCATCAAGGGTGCCACGCCCACCGCCGCCATGACCTTCGCCACCGATACGGCCAACTGATGTTTACCGTGATCCGCACCTTCGTGGATCCCTGGGACGGCTGCCGCCTGTACAAGGCGGGCGGCAGCTGGCCCCGGCCCGGCTATGATCCGCCGCCGGACGCCATCCCCGCCCTGCTGGGCGCGGGCGGCGGCCTGCCGCTGATCCTGGCTCTGCCAGAGGCCCATCCGGCCCCCGATCCCGAAAAGCCCAAAGCCAAACGCAAAAAATAAAACGGAGGTGTGCCCATGGCCGCCATTGATACCGCCATGGCGCTGTCCATGGTCAAAACCAGGCTCAACCGGCTGCAGTCCGATACCAGCCTGGATGAATACCTTCGCCTTCGCATTCTGGCCGCCATCAGCGAGGCCGAGAACATCGGCATCGATCTGGATACCTGCGGCCCCGATGGCCTCATGTACCTGATCGATTACACGGTCTGGGCCTATCAGAACCGCGACGAATCCGGCGGCATGCCGGACTGGCTGCGCCTGCGCCGGCGCGAGCTGTGGCTCCGCACGGCGGCCCGCAAAGGCGGTGACGCCTCGTGATCCTGGATAAAGGCGTCTGCTCCGTGTTCCGCCGCACCGATACCGGCACCCCAGGCGGCATGCCGTCCTGGACGTACAGCCTGCTGCACCAAAGCTGGTACGGCGAGCTGGATTTTGCCACCACCCCGGCCAATCCCACCAACGAGCGGGAGGAGCTGCAGACCGACGCGCGGATCCGCGTCATGCAGTGCCGCGATATCCGGCAGCACGACGTGGTGGTGCTGGCCCAGCTGAGCGATTTTGCCCAGCGCGATCCCGCCGCCCCGGTGTTCGATATCGAGCGCGCGTACCACGGCATGGATGATGACGGCCCCACGCCCATTTCCGATCTGAGCCTGCGGGAGGTGGTACCGTGACGCTGGATGATGTTCGCGCGCTGGTGGTCAGCGTGGATCCCGATGCCCGCCACTATTTCAGCGGCCTCACCGGCCAGGCTTATACCTGCTGGGCCGAAAGCGAGCGCCTGCAGTACAAGGCCGACAACCGAGTGCAGGAGCGCGGCCTGGCCTTTGATATCCTGCGCTACACCAAAGCCGAGGATGACGCCATCGCCAACGCCCTGGACGCCGCCCTGGCCGATAACCCCGATGTGGCCTATACCTGGACGACCGAAAAGCTGATCGGTTCGGACTATATCCGCCACCTGTTCAGCTGTCAGTGCGTTTAGGGAGGCGCGGCCATGGGACGCATGAACGTGAAGGGCCTGGATGACTTTTCATCCATGCTGGCCAGCCTGGGCACGCGGGGCGTGCCCCTGGCAAAAATGGCCATGTATGACGGCGCGGCCATCCTGATCGACTTTGTCAAACAGGAGATCGCCGCCATCCCCGAGGAGGAGGGCTACATGCTCCCGGGGCGCAAGCGCCAGGTGGTCACCGCCCGGGATAAGCAGGCCCTGCTGGATCATGTGGGCATCGCCCATATGAAGGAGCAGAACGGCAAACTCACCGTCACCATCGGCTTTGACGGCTACACCGAATATACCACCAAACAATACCCCGGCGGCGTGCCGGTATCGCTGCTGGCCCGTTCCATCGCCAAGGGCACCAGCGTGCGCGGCAAATGCGATTTCATGCGCAAGGCCTACGACCGCGCCCAGGCTGCCGTCGCGCAGCAGATGCAGCTCACCTTTGAGCAGGGCATCGCAGATTACATCATGAAATAAAGGGAGGGCAGACCATGGCAAAAACCGGTCTCTCTAAATCGTTCTACGCGCTGTATGATGCCAACAATGGCAACCCCACCTACAGCAACGGCGGCACGCTGGGCAAGGCGGTGGACGCCGATATCGCGCTGGACGGCAACGATACCGTCATCTTTTACGCCGATAACGGCCCCGCCGAATCGGCTGCCGCGTTCAGCGGCGGCACCCTCACCATCACCAACGACCGCCTGAGCCTGCCCGCCGTGGCGGCTGTGCTGGGCCTGGAAACCACCCAGATCTCCACCCCCGCCGCCGGCGTGGGCCTGGATTTCCCGGCAGATCTCTCCATCCCCTATGTGGGCTACGGCACGGTGTTCCGCGATAAAGTGGACAACACCGATGTATACATGGGCGTGGTGCTGCTGAAAGTGCAGTTCCAGATCCCCGTCGATTCCGGCGTCACCCAGGGCGAGACCATCGCCTTTGAGGGCCATGGCTTCACCGCCCAGATCCTCCGGGACGACGCCACCCCCAGCAAATGGAAGCGCATGGCCTCCTTCGACACCGAGGCCAACGCCGAGGCCTGGATCAAATCCGTTCTCAACATCACCTAATCGCATATTGCATCACGCCCCGCGCCGATCCCCGGCGCGGGGCTTTTCTGGAAAGGGGCAGAAAGAATGAAAACCGCCATTATCAGCATCGACAACACCGATTACATGATCGTTTTCAATAACGCGGTGCTCACCCGCATGGAGGATCTGGGCATCAGCCTGGGCGAGCTGCACGCCAGCAAAAAGCCCGTCACGCAGATCGCCCAGATGATGGTGCTCATGATCGAGCAGGGCGCCAAGTATGCCGCCCGCAAGGGCCTGGGCGCCTATCCCACCATCACCGTTGAGGATTTCAACGAGCTGACCGATTACAGCGACTACGCCAGCTATCAGGGCCTGATCGCCGATCTGATCACCGGCGACCGCCAGGTGGACGCCGTGCCGGCAAAAAAAGCCGGGGCCGAGGCGGAAGCGGCCCCGACCAACTGACTTCCGCCTGGCTCACCTGGTACGGCCTGCATATGGGCCTGAGCCTGGATGATACCCTGCTGCTGCCCCTGTGCGAGCTGCTGGATCTGATCGCCGTGCACCAAATCAAGTGCGAGGGCTTCACCTACCGGCGCCCCATGAACAACCGCGACGAACTAATGAGCATTCTCAGATTGGAGTGATCCCATGCCCGGCTCCGTGATCTCCCTGGGCATCCAGGTGGACGGCGAAAAAACGTTCAACAGCGCCATCTCCGCCATTGATGCCGAAATCAAAAGCTTCGCGTCGGGCATCGGCGCGGCCGATGAGGCCATGAAGGCCATGGGCGGCGACGCCGAGGCAGCCGCGAAAAGGCAGGATCTGCTGGCCAAATCGGTGGAGGCCAACAATGAAAAGATGAAACTGCTGACCCAGCAGTATGACAACGCCAAGGCCCGCCTGGGCGAGCTGGGCCGCGCCCTGGATGCCGCCCGGGCGTCCGGCGATACCGCCGCCATTGATAAGGCGGCCAACGCCTACAACCGCCAGAGCGTTGAGGTCAGCAAGTTATCCGGCAAGATCAGCGCCACCGAAAAGGCCATCAGCCAGGCCAACAACGCCATGAACGCCGGTGCCCAGGCCGCCCAGAGCGAAGCAACCGCCATCGGCGAGACCGGCAAGCGCAGCGATGAGCTGGCCGCCGCCGTGCAGAAAATGAGCAACATCATGCAGGTGGATTTCGCCGCCAAGGCCGCCGGCATGGTGGTGAACGCCTTCAAGACCATCGTCAGCGGGGCCATCGACGCCGGCAAGGCCATCCTCAATCTGACCACCGATGCCGGGGCATACGCCGATACCATCGCCACCCTGGCCGAGACCAGCAACGTGGACGTGGTCAATCTCCAGAAATGGGAGTATGCCAGCCAGTTCATCGATACAGAGGTCTCCACCATCACCGGCAGCCTCACCAAGCTGGAAATGAACATGGCCAGCTCCAACGCGGCCACAGCCGCCGCCTTTGAGCAGCTGGGCGTATCCGTGCGAGACAGCTCCGGCAACTTCCGGGATTCGGAGCAGGTATTCTGGGATGTGGTGGACGCCCTGGGCGGCATATCCAACCAGGTGGAGCGCGAAAACCTGGCCATGACCCTGCTGGGCAAATCGGCCAACGAGCTGAACCCCCTGATCAACGCCGGCAGCGAGGCCTTCAAGGCCCTGGGCGATGAGGCCCAGGCCGCCGGGCTCATCCTCAGCGAGGACGCCGTGGGCGCGCTGGGCGGCGTGGACGATGCCATGAACCGCTTCAACAGCGCTATTAGCGGCGTCAAAAACACCGTGGCCGCGGCCTTCGCTCCCGCGGTGGAGGAGCTGGCCAACGGGGCCAGCCAGGTGGTAACCGCCATGATCGGCATGGTCAACGGCACCGAGGGCAGCACTGAGCAGTTCATGGCCGCCATCGATAACATGGTGGATACGGCGGTGTCCCTGCTGGATTCCATGCTGCCCACCGTGCTGGATATCGGCATCCGGGTGATCACCAGCCTGGTGGAGGGCATCCTCAATAACATCGGCAAGATCACCGACAGCATCACCCGCGTGATCCGTCAGCTGCTGGATACCATCATCAAGCACCTGCCGCAGATCCTCAAGGCCGGCGTGGATATCCTATTGGCCATCATTGACGGCATCATCGACGCCATCCCGCAGCTGGTTTCGGCCTTGCCCCAGATCATAGAGGCCATCGTGTCCGGCCTGGCCCGCCTGGCCCCGCGGCTCCTGGATGTCGGCGTCAGCATCATCAAGGGCATCTGGGAAGGCATCAAACAGGGCATCAAGAGCCTGGCCTCCGCCGTGGGCGGCCTGTTTGGCAAATTGCTGGACGCCATCAAAAAGCTGTTCGGCATCCACAGCCCGTCCACCGTGTTCCGGGATCAGGTGGGCAAAAATCTGGTGCTGGGCGTGGCCGAGGGCATCACCCAGAACGCCGGGGCCATCACCGCCGCCTGGCAGGCCGCCCTGCCCGACGCCGCCCACCTGACCGCCAGCGTGGACGGCAGCACGGTGGCCGCCCGGGTGGCCGACGCCGCCGGCGCCGCCTCGCCCTACCAGGATAACCGGCCCATCATCCTGCAGCTCAACGACCGCGAGCTGGGCCGCGCGGTGAGGGGGTATGTATGAACGTAAGATATGAGAATCACGCCGGGGCATCCTTCACCCTGTATGGCGATGACCTGGGCTTTATCGATCCCATGCAGCTGCACACCTGGGCATGGAGCTATGACCTGGCCAACCGCGTCACCGGATACGGCGGCGCGGCGGACGGCTTTGCCCGCTGGCCCCGCACCTTTGAGCTGGAGCTGCGCCTGCGCGGATACACCCGCGCCCAGTTCCTGGCCAGAATGAACGATCTTTTGGCCGTGGCCGATGCCGATAACATCGCCGGCCAGCCAGGACGCATCATCGTCACCGGCCGGGACGGCTCCAGCCAGTACCTGCGGTGCTTCCTGGCCGTGGCCGGGGCGCAGCCCGAGCATCCGCGCCTGAGCAATTTTGCCACCCGCGGCGTCACGGTGCTGGCCGTGGAGCCCTACTGGATCACCGAGCAGCCGTTCAATATCTACGCCGGCAGCAACGAAGGCCCGGGCAGCACCGACGGCAAGAAGTATAATTATAAATACGGCTACCGCTACGGCACCGGCCTGGGCGCGCGCACCATCATCAACAGCCATTACGCCGCCACACCGGTCAGGATCACCGTGTTCGGCCCGGCCAGCAACCCCAGCGTAACCATCGGCGGCAACGTGTACGCCGTCACCGTCACCCTGATCGCCGGCGAGCGCCTGATCATCGATCCCCTGGCCCCGGTCAACAAGATCTATGTGATCAATGAGACCGGCGACATCACCAACGTGTTCGACAGCCGGGACAAGGCCCATGACATCTTTGCCCCGGTGCAGCCCGGAGAGAATGACATCATATACAGCGGCGATTATGACCTGACCCTGACGCTGATCCAGCAGAGGAGTGAGCTGGCATGGACGGAATGACATGGATCCACGCGGATGAAAATCTGCGCGAGCTGCGCACGCTGGAGCTGATCGCCTCTGCGGATATGCAGATCGATATCTCCACCGGGGCCGATCTGATCGATAACACCTGGTCGGTCACCGTCAGCGACGCCGTATGGCAGATGATGCCCATCCACGCCGGGCATCACATCTACTGCCCGGGCACCGAATGGGGCGGGCCGGTCACGCTGGTGCAGCATTCCACCCGGCAGCGGGCCGTCACGCTCCAGGGCCCCACCTGGCGCGGCCTGCTGCATCAAAAGCGCATATACCCGCCCGCCGGCGCGGGCTATCTGAGTTTTACGGACGTGGACGCCAATGTGTTGATCGCCCGGGTGCTTGGCAGCGCCTTCGGCAGCCTGTATGCCGCCGTCGCCACCCCGGCGGGCGTCACGGTTTCGGCGGATTTCCGCTATCAAAGCATGGCCCGGGGCCTTCAAAACGCCCTGCGCGCCTACGGCCTGCGGCTCAACGTGGTGTTTGATAACGTGAGCCGCCGGGTGCTCCTCAGCGCACAGCCCATCAACCGCCTGGCCGGCATCGTGGAGATCAGCCAGGACTACGGCGTGGATTTTACCAGCCAGATCGGCAACGTGGAACAGGCCAATCACTGCCTGGCCCTGGGCAGCGGCGAGCTGGCCGCCCGCACGGTGCGCCATGTGTACCGGGTGGGCAATGCTTATTATCTCAGCCGCCCGGAGGCCCTGCCCGAGGCCGATGTGCGCACCGTCCTGCTGGATTATCCCAACGCCGAGGACGAGGACGAGCTGATCAAATCGGCCATCGAGCGCCTGCAGGAGGCCGCGCCGGCCCAGTCCATCGCCGTCAACGAGCTGGCCATCGGCGTGGAGGCCGATCTGGGGGATATCATCCCGGTGCGCGACCGCGTCACCGGCCTGACGGCAGACAGCGAAGTGATCAATAAAATTTTGAATATTTCAAACGGCAGAACCGCCGTGCAGATGAAAGTCGGCAATCTCAACATGACTGAAGGAGGCAATTGACATGGCTTCAAAAGGTATCACCATCTACACCCCGCCCTCTGACGGGCCCCACGTATACGCCGAGGACGATGCCCAGATCCACCGCGCGCTCATGGCCGGCAGCGGCATCACGTTCGCCGATGAGCAGCTGGCCTGCACCGTGGTAAACAACAACACCGTGCGCCTGGCCAGCGGCGCGTACACCATGCAGGGCTACATCATCGTGGTGCAGGGCGGCACGGTGGCCGATCTGACGGTGGACAGCGGCACGGCCGGCGCCTACCGGCACGATCTGGTGGTGGCCGATTTCATCCGCGGCGGCGGCACCACGGCCGATCAGTTCACCTTCCACGTGATCAAGGGCGCCAACGCCGCCAGCGCCCAGGCCGCTGCCGATCCCACCCTGATCCAGGATGATCTCACCGCCGGCGGCAGCCAGCGCCAGGAGGCCCTGTACCGCATCCTGATCAACGAAACCGCCATCGCGGGCATCCAGCTGATGGCCCCGGTGATCACCCAGATGAACGCCGAGATCGACACCGCGCCCACCCTGGGCAGCGATCACGCCGTGTCCAGCAACGGCACGGCCGTGGCCATCAACAACGCCCGCCCCCGCTACCAGACCCTGGTGATCTCCACGGGCTCCTGGAGCGGCAGCGGCCCTTATACGTTCAACTACGCCGTTTCGGGCGTTTCCACCCGCACATCGGTGCAGGCCGCGGCGGCCAACCAGGCCACGGCGGACGGCATGCCCGAGCCCGTGTTCGTCACGCCCTCCGGCGGCCAGCTGAGATTCTCCACCATCAAACGCCCCACGGCCAATCTGACGGTGGCCCTGGTACTGCAGGAGGCCGCGGGTACGACCGGAGTAACCTGCATAGCGGCTGGGGCGGGTGGTGGGAAGCCGTATGACGATTTTGAAACGATCACGCTGACTTCGGGGTATTTTTCCAATCTGCGCACCACCATGAACATGGTGGCCATGTTCGGCAACGCCGTGGCATTCATGCTGGATATCACATTCACGAGCCGCTATGTGGGCACCTTCGCCAGCATTCCGCGGGAATACGCGCCGCTGGCCGATTCCACGTTCGCCGTGCGCGTCATCGACGGATCCACCGAGGGCACGGCCACATTGACCATCCTGCACACCGGCGAAATCTCCCTGAGCAACCCCAAGGCCACCCGCATCATCGCCGCCATCTCCTACGAGCCGCGCAACTACCTGCCGGCGAATCAGTCCGTGTTCGTGCTGGACAAGACCCACACCGTCAAGCCCACCACGCCCACGCTCAATCTGATCACCAAAAACGCCGGCACCCGCACCATGCGCTGCCAGTTCAACTGCGAATTTGTGGGCGATGACACGCTGGCGGCCTTCCCGCGTTTCCTGGGCCTGCTGTTCCCGTCCGGCTTCGAGCCCGCGGAGCAGGTCACCGGTCTCAACGCCAGCGCCCGCCTGACCACCGGGGAGACCCAGAACATCAGCATCTCGGTGCTGTATCCGCAGGCCGGCACCACCACAGACGGCCCTTACAACACCTGGGGCGTTTACAAGGCATCCAACGCGAAAAAGATCGCCGCGCTTTCCTTTGATATCTCCATTCCCTATTAAATTCCGGGAGGTATGATCATGCAGTTCTTTGTCAATGGCTCGCCGGTCTGCGGCGATACCGTGCCCCTGGGCGTCCAGGGCGAAAACCTGGCCACGCAGATCACCGCCGATGTATCCGGCTGGCTGGATCAGTGGCCCGACGGCCAGGCGATCGTCCGCCTGATCGACGCCAACCGCCAGAGCCATCTGGCCGATACCGTGGTGAACGACGGCACCCTGGTATGGATCGTCACCGCCGCCGATACCGCCCAGGGCGGCTACGGCGTGGGCGTGATCGAGCTGGTGCAGGGCGATGTGGTCAAAAAGTCCGAGCCCTTCGCCACCCGGGTGATCACCGATCCCCAGGCCTCCGGCCAGGCCCCGGAGCCCGTGCCCGGCTGGGTAGAGGAAACCATCGCCCGGATGGAAGAGCTGGAAGCCAGCGCCGCCCAGAGCGCCGACGACGCCCAGACCGCGGCTGCTCAGGCCCAGACAGTGCTGCCGCAGGTGGAAACCATCATCACCGAATCGCTGCAGCAAGCCAAGGAAAGCGGGGAGTTTGACGGCCCTCAAGGGCCGCAGGGCGTACCGGGCGAACGAGGGGAACCGGGCGAACCGGGAGCCGACGGCGTAACCTTTACCCCTGCCGTATCATCCGAGGGCGTCATCAGCTGGACGAATAACGGCGGAAAAACGAATCCTCAGCCCGTGAACATCAAAGGCCCGACCGGACAGGCTGGCCCCCAGGGTGAACGGGGTTTTACGGGCGAACCGGGAGCCGAC